CCAATATCTGCAGCAACTTCACTAATCTCACTAATCAGTCGTTCACTGTTCGTCAGTAGAATCAGTTTGATTGTCTTCTCCATTAATCATTTCCTCATAAAGTTTTTGAATTTCGTTGGCAGGATTTACAATAGTCACCAACCAATCATAGCGTACTGGGATTTCCTTATCATCAGTAAGTGGCATCCATGGCGTAAATGAAACATTCAATTCACTATCATCTTCCTCTTCCAAATCAGATTCTTCTGCAAGGAATCCATACTTAGGTGCAAGAGTTACAGCAAAAGCATCTTTAAAAAGATACCCACGAATTTGGTCTTCTTGTACCAATTCTTTGATGTCGGCAATCACCGACTCACCAGATTTCAGTAGTGCAATCTTAATTGACATTTCCAAATTATCTCTCAAGGTATTATAGCATAAAAAAATCGGGGTGTCTATGGATTTTGCCATAGAACCCCGTGCAGCGACGATATTCAGTTTTATTTATTCACCAAGGAAGAAGTTCCTCATCAATATTTGTTTTTGTTTTGGGTGTAAGTGCGTATGCTCCGAAAGCTGATGCTGCGATTGTTGCGAAGATTGCTAATAGTGCCATTATGGTGTTGTGAAGTAGAAAGTTTCTATATTGGGGGGACTATTAGGGGAATGCGCTCCCAATGAACCCATTGAAAAAAAGAGTCATTGCGGTCCCAATTGTGAGAGTGGCGGCTGTCAGATTCATAAGTCGTCCTCCTTAATACATAACTATCTATATTATAATGTATCACAGTGATACACTTCTGTATCAATCGTAGCAAAAATCAGTCAGGATTTACAAATAATCCTTCCTTTGGTGGTGCTCTGGGACAATTTTTCCCAGAGTAATACTCAGTAACCCATCCTCAAATACAACTGATCTAACTTCCGTTTCATCTGAGAGGGTCCAAGATCTGGTGAAAGATCTCTGAGCCACTCCTCTGTGGACATATTCTGTGCCAGTTTCTTTATCCTCTTTTTGTCCTTCGACAAAGAGTTTACCGTCTTGTGTGTAGACATTTACTTCTGATTTTTTGAATCCTGCTAGTGCGAGTTCTAGTCTCGATTCTACGTTGCTGACCGTGACTAGATTGTATGGTGGATAATTTGTCGTTGTTTCGTGCAGTCTAAACAGACGATCAAAGTATTCATCCATACCAATGCTATTCCTATTTATACGGTCTAGCAACTGATCCAAATTGGCAGCATTATACTTCATGAGGTTAGTCATTTTACTTCTCCTTCTTGAGCGAGATTTGATTGTGTGGACCCCGAAGGCATCCAGTCATATTTATAGCATAGCACGAAAAAAGGAGATACGGCAATAACCGTACCTCCTTATAGGGGTTTCCGACTTTTGAAGCGACCGCACGAAAGATCGCAAAATTATTTAGAAAAACTTAGTAGTTGCAAGTCCTCCTAGTGCTGGTTTCATCAAAGGATTTGAATCCGCAAGAAATTTATTCCAAGCAGTGCTATCAGATCCTTCAAATGGGATGGCAGTTTTGTGAGTTCCCTTAAACTTCAATCGTTTAATTCGACAGAAATCATTATAAAGGAAGACAAAACGTGCGATAGCAGGTTCATTGCCCTTATAAACACCGTTACCCTGAACAATATCAGATTGTTGAAGGTTCCTTGCGTCAGGGTCAACTACTTGAACAGCGGGACCATACTCAGTAAAGAACCACTTCATCATCTCAGAGAATGAATCAATATCATTCTTCTTATCCACATCTTCAATATAAGTGTGGAAAGTCTTTAAGAATAGAGAACCTGCTACAGTAGCATTACCCTGAACTTCTTGAGCACATTCCCATTTCGTGAATGCAGTAAGATACTTGCTAGTGTATTCACGACCAGCAAGACGAATTGCCGTACTTAGATAAGAATGTGAGGGACATACAAACTTAGCACCGTCAAGAGTTCCAGCGATACCAATATGAAATGGTTCAAGATATTTGAACAGATTTACTGCCCACTCTTCTTCAGCATAATATGCAGACTTAAACTTATCATCACCACTTTGATTGGTACGATAATTGCAATCAGTGTTATGGTCTAAAGACTCAATACGGATCATTTCTTCGTAAGAAGAATTCTTACGATGAAGTTTCAAAGAAATAACAACTCTTGCGTCAGGATTGCGTCCACAAGCATATCGCTTAGATGCACGATTATTTCCCTTAGTCAATACGACCTTGAGTTCAGGTCGGCAATATGCAGACAAAGTATCTGCTGCATCATTTGAGTATCCACCACGATTCTCAATATGACGTTTCTGATTACCATAACGAAGTTCATCAATACGGTTATAAGTAGGATCACTCCAGAGATCACCTACTCTACCAGAACATATGACGGTGGATCCCTCAGCAATTTCTCCAGAGTTATACTTTTCAACTACGTCTTCCATAAGAGGAAGACCCTCTGGAGCATTGTCTACGGTTCCAAAACCTTGTAAATACTCTTTTGTTTTCTCATCTACTTTGTCTTCATAACATTTGTAGACGCGAAGCAATTCCTTAAATGCCATTTTAGCCTCCTGTGTTTTTGCTAAATTTAAGTTTTTAAAACATCGTCCGTGTTTATGGGTTATGGACGATGTGAGTATTATAGGGCGCTCCCGCCCAAATGTCAATTCTCTTCCGTTGTCTTTCCTTTCTTACCGATATTATACTTCTGTTCCAATACCCAATCTGACTTATCTCTATAAGCAAGAACTTTGATTTGATTCAGAGGGGCAATATCAAGCACTGCATCCTCTTTAACAACACTAATGAGTCCCCAGTCCGCAAGGAGTCTTACAATGCGATTACGGCGCTGTACATCGTTCACAGTGAGGTTTGCATGTTTACCATCAAGAGCAAACAGTTCCTTAAAGTGAACAATATAATATCTTCCCTGCTTGTGCAGAATATGACAAGACTGATAGAGTTTTTTCTCTTTGCGTGATGCAACTCCAATACGAGTTAAAGTCTCACGAACTTTTAAAAAGTCATCTGGTTCGTTCAGAATGACTTCTACCATTTGGTCCTGAGACCACTGTACTGTGGGTTCTACCGTAGTAGTCATTTGGTGCCTCCAATATCAAGTCGTTGTTTAATAAAGTTAATCTGTTCTTTTGTCAGGATTTTCAGTGCTTGAGATGCCTTTTCATTACTATAACCATAGTATTGTTTAACACATTCTAAGTCTGTGACTTTATCCTTACGGAGCCAGGGAGAAAATCTCTTCTTTTTCCTCAAACTATTTAGATAAAATGAATATTGCATATCCTTAGGAATATGTGATCTCATATTCATTTCATTTGCAAATAGAATACAATCAAGATGTCCAGATAAACAACGGTTAATAATATATGGAGGATAATCCTTTGTGTGTTCTGTGAGGTCTTCTTTAGTAAAGTTAATTGAGTTAAGCCAGTCTTTAAGTTCCATTATCTAATAATTTGAATGTCATCATCTTCTGTCCAGAGTTCAACCTTGGTCCTGAACCGACCTTCCTGCTTAAGTTTCTCATATCGCTTGGTTGCTTTTTTCTTCCACCAAGCAATGATGTTCTCTAGATAGAACTTGTCCCAATTAGGACCACGAACCAATTCATCCTGCTCTTCCATAATCACCTCACGGACATTTGAATATCCATAGTCGGAGATGTAGAACCTCTTCTTCTGAGTAAGTCCGAATGCCATATTGATGACATCATTAAACTCTTTCAACTTGTCCTGATCCTGCAGAGAGTTCTTGATAATAGAAATCATCTTGGTCTGCCTCTTCATCTTCTTAGATGATGCCTTGTTATCTGTCAGAGGAGTATTGTTGTTCAGCAAAGTAAATCGGTCATGCAGGCGATGAAAGACCTCTTCATGGAGCAGGGGGAGGAACTTACTCTCCGTAAGACCCTTATACCTCATAAAAGGTTTGAGACCATCATACTGTGAGGCATCTGTAGTAGACCCGTAGAGGGATGTTGTCTCAAAGAGGGCAATGTCCTTCTCAAAGACCTCATTCAGCGTCTCACGGGCATAATGAGAGCAGCACAGGAGTGCAAGCAGTTTGCCACCAAGATAGTTGTATCCAAAGGGTTGTGAAGGGACAATCACAAATCCCATCGCAGCATGACGATTGAATATAGACAGATTAGGTGCCTTACCCAACCACAGGTTCCTGGGTTTTGAGTTGATAGTGGGAGAACCAAAACGAATGAAACCAAGACACTGCTGAGTGTTCTTCTCAAACACCATCCAGCGAAGTTCTCTACCAGGAATATTACTTTCATTATTGTGAGAAGAAACTGCTCTCAACAAATTACCATAATGTTCTTGTGGTACTGACTGTTGAAAGCGAGCACCAACGAACTTAATATCAAACTCCATCTCATTAGGATGAATGTCTTCATTGAAGAACTCATCTTGAAGAGGAGTAAGTTGACTTGTCTGAGAGATGACTTCTTTTTTCACATAACGAAGATAATCCTCAATAGAGGAAAAGTTTTTAAAGTAATCAATAAATTCATTTGCTGCCCATACAGCATCATCTTCAGATACTATCATTCGCCAAAACTTCGGTAAGAGTATTTACACTATCAGACATCACACGATAACCAATTCCAACATAAAGTTGACCTACTACTACAGCAACTGTACAAATACCCCAGAAGACATAGTACATGCTAGACTTCACTTGATGTTTTTTATTTTTCATGATCAATCATATGTAAGTGGTGTACTCATATCCAACATTGGTTTTAGTTTACCAAAGTTGACTGCCTTCTCAGAAAAAGACATTTCAAGTGCTTCAAGGATTGTAATCAAGTTTTCTTCTGGGTTTTCCTTAAACTTCTTAAGGTCCAGTGCAAAGTATTCGGTCTTTTTCATAATCAAATAATCAATTTCTTTTCATCAGGAGTAATCAACTTACTACCATAGACTTCATTATACTTCTTTACGATTCCAGAATCAACCTCAGCAATATACACAATGTGATTCCTAGAAATTGTAATCTCAGGATTGTCTTTATCAACCACAGGAGTCCAAGGAGCAAATCCAACACTTTGTCCTGTTGGAAGTACAACCAGACCATTTTGTACGGTCACAGTTGTTTCATCTTCAGTGAGAAGTTCAGCAACAACTTCTTCACCAGTTACGATACGAAATAGTTTTACATTCATTTGAAATTACACTCACACATTAGTTCGGTCAACGCCGCCAGAAGATTAATTTCTTGATCTGCGACGAACGCAATCTGATACTGATACTTAGCAATAATAAGCACAGCAGCAGGAATGCTATTGTTTTCAAGGGATGCAAGAAGAGCATCATAAACACGACGAAGAAGTACGTCAGAGTCATTGTCCAGGTTACTAACGACCCACTTTCGGACCTCAGTAAAGTTTTTATCTTTGAGAAGTTTAACAAGTTCATTTACAGAAACATCAGAAAAAGTTGCAAGAATACCACTATCAATTTTACCACCAACAGAATAACGTTGGCACTCATTTAAAACACGTCTCCAATCAGGAAAGTGTTTATTAATTAGTTCTGCAAGAACTTTCTTGTCTGCCTGAACTTGTTGTTCCTGTAGGATTTTTTGAAGACGTTCATAAAAACCTGCAGCCAGTTGTGCTTTCTCTTTTCCTTTAATGGAGAAGTCAACGACGGCACAACGGGAGTGGAGGGGTTCAATGATTTTGTTTTTGTAGTTGCAGGTAAAGATGAATCTGCAGTTGTTATAAAACGTCTCAATATTAGCCCGTAGGAGGAGTTGTACGTCATTCCCTGTGTTATCTGCTTCATCAATGATGATGACTTTGTGTTTTGCATCCGAAGAAAGTGATACGGTCGATGCAAAATTCTTTGCTTGGTTCCGTACCGTGTCCAAAAACCGTCCTTCGTCAGATCCGTTGATGACATAAAAGTCTACTCCAAGTTCATTACAAAGTGCCTTTGCCACTGTAGTCTTACCAATACCAGGAGGACCAGCAAGGAGAAGATTTGGAATCTCTCCTTTACTTAGAAAGTCCTTAAATGTCTTTTTGATGTGGTCGGGAAGAATACAGTCATCAATAGTCTTTGGACGGTAAGATTCCACCCAAAGAAAATCAGTATTGTTCATAATAAAATTTATACCCAGTCAGGTTTACGTTCGGGAATACGCAGATAATTATCGCATACCCAAGGTTTAGATGCAATATACATCTTATATTTGTCAAAGATGGATATTGAAGTATCCAACTTAAACTCATCAGGTCCTGCAAACACGAAAGGTGTTGGTCCTTTACCACTACGACCCTGTGGGTCTGCACATGGAAGAATTTCATTCGCAGCCTGGAGAGTATTAAAACAAGTATGCGGTTTACCATACCTCAATGCATACTCATTACACAGAGCAAATCCATGAGCAAGTAACCATCTCCAGTTATTAACAAAAGAGTTTGCCCAGATAGTACATGGGTGATTACGAAAAGCACCCTTCTCAGTAGCATAGGGAGTACCGTCTGCTTTGGGAAGAGTGCCGAATCCATGTCCCCACTTATCAGAGCATACAATAGCAAGCATCTGACAAGTTTCTAGGGGCATTTTAACAATGTGCTTATCTGGAAGTACCTTTGCGCATTTCAAAGGGTCAGGATCAGTAACAAAGATGTTCATTTAAAGAACTGCATAAGATACGCTACACCCCAGTGTAGTTTATCGGCAGGGATGTCGTCAACGTTTTCTTTTAAAATCTTTGCAGCATTCATGATTCTATCAATCCCTACAGCAACAGCAGTTGCCTCAGAAATCTTCATAAACTCTGCAAAGTCTTCATCGTTTCCGTTCTTCACACCACTAACATAATACTCGCGTGCTTCACGAAGAAGTTCTTGTGTCTCAGGTTCAAATGTAATGGTCTCATCCTTCAGAGGAATCGCCAAGTTTTTTATACAAGACATACTGAACTTCATTGCCTTGCGGGTTTCCTCAATGGGCAGTGCCCATTCTTCATTGTCTCGGAAGGCATGTTGAATAACACCATTGGTGCATTCCATCACACGGAGGACGGCAATCTTATCCTTCTCAGTGTCGGGTAGATTGCCGTAGATTTCTTTCCAGTCTT